TTGTTGTAGCGACATCGTTACCGTGCCTGAACCAGCAACAGGTGATGCCATACAACTATCTCGAAGGGCAGGGCGGTAACTTCTTTTTCGTTACTGCAAGCGGTAACAACCCAACGTGGCAGAACTTCGGCGGTAACGACGTGCTTCTATACGGCATGGCCTCCGAACTCGCGGCGCAGCGCGCAATCATCGCAGCGGCTGCAAATACGATAACCCTTGGCAAAAATCAGGCAATGTGATGTTTGACGACCGCCTAGTAAAAATCGTGTTCACAATCGGTCAACAGACCGAAACAATCGACACGACTCAGAACCCGACCGAACCGCCGTTTATCGTCGCGAACGGTTCAAAGTTCGTGGACGTGACGCAAAACGAATGCACGTTGCAAGTCGGCAACCTGTCGCGCGATCTGCGTAACGCGCTGGCAACTAACCTTACGCCGTTCGACTACAACACGAAACAACGCAAATCGATGCAGGTATGGGCGGGGCGCGTGAGTACCGGTATGTTCCTGCGCTATGAAGGCGACATTATCAGTGCGGTCCCGACGCAACCGCCTGACATCATTATGAACATTCGCAGCAAAACAATGCAGTTTTTCAAAAACGATCTGGTTGCGCAGTCATACGCCGTGACTGCGCCGTTATCGCAGATCGCAGCTAACGCAGCAAAGGCTATCGGTGTAAATCTGCGCTTCGAAGCGCAGGATCGAAACATAGGGAACTATGCGTACAGCGGCACTGCTGCCGGTCAGGTGCAACGGCTCGGCACGCTGGGGCCGATTGATGCCTATGTAGACGACGGCACGCTAGTTTGCAAGGATAAGGGTATGCCGCTTAAAGATACGGTGCACACCCTGTCGCAAGATAGCGGGATGATTGGCCAGGTTGAACTAACGGAGTACGGCATCCGTGTAAAGTGCCTGTTGTCACCTGATATCAAGTTAGGCGGCACGCTCACGCTTGATTCTGTACAAAACCCATCCCTTAACGGTTATTACACGATCTATCGCACCGGGTTTGAAATCGCGACGCGCAGCGAGCCGTTTTACGACGTTATCGAAGCTACGCGTTACCCCGCAATGTTCTGGTCAACGAGTCTGCCGCAATGAGTACACCCAACATTCCATCAAAGCCCCCATCAGCCGATGGCGATTTGGGCTCTGCACTTTCGTTCATCATGCGCAAATATATGATGAACGTTGACGGACAGTTGCCGGCGGAAATCGTCAGTTATAACCGCGCCACGAACCGCGCCATTGTACTACCGCTAATCAGCATCATTGGTACGGATGGTACGCGCATGGGGCGTGCACCTATTGCTGCCGTGCCAGTGCTTGCTATCGGTGGTGGTGATCTGTTCATCAATTTTCCGTTGGGTCCGGGTGATAAAGGCTGGATCGAAGCAAGCGACCGTGACATATCGCTATTCCTGCAATCGGCGCAAATGTCACCGCCTAACGATGGTCGGCTACATTCGTTTGAACATGGGCGGTTTATTCCCGATGTTTACGACCAATACACATTTACGCCTGATGCGGGCGCAATGGTAATCAGCACGTTAGACGGAACAACCAGAATAACGGTTGCTGCCGGTAAAATACAGATAATCACAAGCAACGAACTAGACCTGATAGGCCAAACGCTCAACGTTGATATGTCTGAAGCTGTGAATATCAATACTGGATCGTTGAATATCGTAACGACCCAATCGAGCGGTACGGGAATTACCGGTACGGTCTCGTTGCCGAAACTGACGAATATCGACGGCGTACCGTTCCCGACTCACCAGCACGACAGTGTGCAACCGGGTAGCGGTCAGAGCGGCGGTGTACACGGAGCACCATAAATGCCAACAGTTATTGCAGAGAACGAAAACCGCGATATGTTCCGTGGGTCTGACGGAAACATTGCGATGTTGAGCGGCGTTGATGCTGTTGCACAGCTTGCAAAATCTCGCATGGAAGCGCAACGCGGAGAGATGAAATATGCGGCTAACAGCGGCATGCCAACGCGTGCAACCGCATGGGATACGTTCAACCCTAAACAGTTCGACGCGGCAGCGCGTTCGATTCTGCTCGGCACGCCTGGGGTAACTGGCGTTCAATCATTCGAGATGTTTCGAGACGGCAACGACCTGAATTACACCGCCGTTATCACAACCATTTACGGAACCGCAACGGTTACTTCCCAATGAGTACAGCCTACGACTACATCACGCAAACCGGTGTTGTATCGCCGGATACGTCCGACGTTCTCACCGACGTTCAGGGCGAATGGACTGCCGCGTTTGGTGACGATCTGGACGTTAGCGTAGGTGATTCGCAAACGCCGCAAGGGATGATGATTGCGGCAGAAGTGACGGCGCGCACGGGCGTTGTTCAGGCCAACGCGAAGATTGCCAACCAGATTAATCCGAATCTGGCCGGCGGGCTATTCCTTGACGCATTGTGTGCGTTGATGGGTCTCACTCGCGCGGCCGCTACGTCAACGCAGGTAACGAACGTTACTCTAACGGGCGTTATCAACACCAACATTCCGGCCGGCACGCGCGCAACGCTGGGGCAGAATGGCCCGGTGTTCGTGTTGCAAACTGGCGTTGTTCTGGCCAATGATGGCAGCGGCGGCGGTATCGCGCGCGGTGTGTTCGTGGCGCAGGTTCCCGGACCTACGGCTGTCGCGGAGGGTGCGCTTAACTGGCCGCTCGATAGTATCCTTGGTTGGGAAACCATCGTAAACGACAATACCGCCGTTACCACAATGGGCACCAATCAGCAAAGCGATGCGTCGCTGCGCGCACTGCGTAACAACACGCTTGCGTTGCAGGGTATCAGTACGCGTGAGGCGCAGATTTCCAATCTGTTTGCGCTGCCTAACGTAACGTCAGTATCGTTTCGTGAAAACATAACTAGCGCTACAGCCGTTATTGATGGCATCACGCTCAAAGCTCATTCTATTTGGGCGTGCGTAGATGGTGGTGACAGTCTCGCTATCGCTACGTCGCTACTCGACAACAAAACGGACGGCGCGGACTGGAATGGTGCCGTACCAATAGGCGTTGTTGATCCTTCGAGCGGGCAGACATATACCGTTCTGTTTGATCGTCCGACATACGTTTTCATCTACGGTGCGATGACGATTCAACAGGGGACGTTCACGGGTAATCTGCAACAGGTGGCAGCGCAAGCCGTGGCAGATTATTTCGCCGGAAATATCGATGGCTTCGTAGGTTTGGGCAATGGCGATACGGTCTCGCCTTTCCAGATTTCGGCCGCAGTATCTGCCGCATGCCCTGGTTGTAGAATCCTTGGCTGCAATATCGGAACCGTGCCGGGCTCTCTGTCGCCGGCAGATATCGCCATCGCGCTTAACCAGCGCGCACAGACGACCAACACGGCTTTTGCTATCACGGTGCAATCATGAGTACGTCAATTGAAGATTTCGATTTCAACGTTGATCTGCTCAAGGGCATTTTGCTATGGCGTAACAACGAAGCGCCTAACATTACCGCACTGCTCGAAGGAAAGCAGGCGTGGTATGAACAGAATCATACTCAGTTCTGGAATGACTGGTGTACTAACGTATTCAACATCGATACGGCTACGGAGTTTGGCCTGTCCGTATGGGCGCTGATACTCGGTATGCCGCTAACCCTCATTGTGCAACCTAATCAGGGTCCGCAATGGGGGTTCGGTGTGAAGGGAACCAATAACCATCGCTTCAATTTCAATAACGGCAATTTCGGTACGGCGCAATCTGGCGTTGGTCTCACGCTGGATCAAAAGCGCATTCTGCTCAAGCTGCGCTATTACCAGTTGACAAGCCGGTGCACGGTGCCGGAAATGAATCGCCGTATCAAAGCGATATTGGGGCAGTTCGGCAACGTGTATGTGCTCGACGCGAACAACATGCAATTCGTTACGTTCGTTTTCGGGTTCCAGCCTAACAGCGCGTTACAATTTATTCTCGAAAATTTCGACGTATTGCCGCGTCCGGCGGGCGTTGGTGTAAGGATTATCGTATCGACGCGTCCGGCATTTGGATTTGGCGCGTTTAACCAGAACTTTAACAACGGCACCTTTTGGGCGGAAAACTAAGATGAACCAACATTACTTTGATGTACCGTTCGGGTTTGCTGGCGACGTTACGCCGATTCCCGATCCGCTGCAAACCGGCGGGGGCGTTTCGATGACTGAGGGGTGGAACTTCAATTATCAGCGCGACCTGTCAACCGATCCGGCCGCGCTGCCTATCGACCGGAGCACAATGAACTGGCTGTTGTTGCAGATCACGCAGGCGTTGCAGGCGTTGCAACAGACCGGTACACCGGAATTCATCAACGCTGCGCAGAATGCTGGCGCAGCGTTCCCATACGGTAAAGGTGCCGAAGTTCTTTGGTCCGCGTCGGGCAATGCGCCATTTACGAAATTCGTGTCGTTGACGGCCGCAAACACCAACACGCCGAGCACGTCGGACCCAACCGGCGCAACTACAGGTTGGCAGATCGTGTGCGACCCCATCGCTACATCGGCGCAAGCTGCGGCCGGAACCGATAACGCCAGCATCATTACGCCGTTGCTGCTCGCGCAGCAAACCGCGCTGCGTGCACTGCTCGCCGGTAACAGTTCGCAGGTATTCAACGTTGCGCCCGCGACTAGCTCGACGCAGGCTGTTCAACTGTCGCAATTGGGTGGG